TAGCAAACAGTGCTGATTTCTTAGTATTTAGAAATGCCATTTTATATCCTTTTTAATTTGGTATAAGTCTTTTGCAAAAAATTGTTCATAATTGTATCATAAAAATATATAAACTTTAAGCCCATTGACTCACATCAAAGGAACAAAGAACTTCATGAAAATTATTACCAAGATCTTTTGGTGATCCATCCTGACCTATACTAATATGAATATTATTAAGTTGTTTACCGTTGAGAAAGGTCTTTATCTGGTCGGCCAATAATAAAGCTTTTGTAGAATTCTTAGCATAACAAAAGACTTTTTGAAGTCCTGCATACTCGATCCGACCAGTAGCTGTACCATCAAAACCATAACTGTCGTTTTCAACAGGATCATATTTAAGACTTATAAAACTGTCTAGTGTTGAGGGATCAGTTAATACACCACCAACTCTAGGTCTATTTTCATCAGCATATTGGATACCCGTACTTGACCAATTATCTTGAAAATATGTATCGAGATCTTTCTTTATATCATAATTAGCCATATTAAACCTTTACTCTTTTTAATTTTCTTTCAAGGATACGATTAAACCTTTTAAGCATAGCTTTACCACCTTCATCCCATTGCTCAGATCCAAACCATTTACCAGCTACAAAACGTCTACCATCAAATAGAATAGTAGCATATTCCATATCATTACTTATAGTCCATGAAGTATCATGATTTTGTTCTATATCCCAGGCTGCACGAAATGATCCACCATCAACTAAAGCTACAGGGGAAACTTTGATGAACTTATTAAATAAATTTATTACCTCTTTAGCTACTGTACGAAGCTGCTTATCATAGATCAAAGCTAATTCTTCGCTGGGTAACATTAAACCCTCCCTTGAATTGTATAGATCAAGTTTTCATTTTGAAGTATCTGCTTATCAATATTCTCAAGTGAATAAGTCTTACCGCCAAAGACGATCTGATCATCATAACCTATTTCACCATTATAATAAAATCTGAATTTTATATCATTTACATGTATATTGGGTGACTCTAATTCTTTAGTTGTATAATCAGCTATAAGAGAAGCGAGATTATGAGGTGTAGGAGTATCTGATCCTTCGCCTTCTATGGGGTCATATCCACCTATTGTAATAATATTAAGTATAATGTCTGACCCATACTCATCAATAGCTTCTTGTATATCATTTATGACATCAGTAGCATCACTCATCTTAGGCCCTTTCGAACGAGAAGCTTGAGCTTGCGGTTAGTTCGTATTGTTTCAATAGCATATTAACCATATCAGGAAAACTGTTACTATCTTTTCTTGCATAAAACCATTCAGTTTTAACTACTCCAACGATCTCTTTAGTTTTAACACTACCTTTACCATCATCGTCATCCATTGAAACATCAATTGAACTATTTGCCAGGTATGCACAAGCAAACTTGAGATCATCTTCAAGAGTGGCTGGTAGTGTGACTTTATTTTTGATAAGCATCGTAGCCTGTCGTAACTGGATCTCTTTTGCACCATCAACTAAACCATCCCAAGATGTATGTTGTGCTGCTGGTATATTGGCTAAAATTATAGCTTCTGCATCAGCTAAAGAACAGAGTGTATCGTAACCAGTGTCGGGGTAAACTATTAGTGCCATAATTATCCTTTATGAGTTTGATAACACCCTCTTAGAGAGTGCTACAAACTCATATTTTAAAGTGCAAGTTTATCTTCGATTGTAACCAGAGTATCTTTCATGTTAGTATAATCTACTTCCAAGAACTTAGCTACTCTTTTGATACCCTCAGCATTAAGATCGCTTAAACTGTCTTTTACAGTCTCAAACTCTTCTGCTATCATATCACCAAGATTTTTATTCTCAGGAACTTTACCTTTTGGATCTTCTAGAGACCAACCGGCTTTTTCCCACTCCTTGATATCAATAGTGTGAGGAACCTCAACGCTATTTTTGCCTTTATATAGTTTTGCCATAATTTACACCTTACTTACAAAAGCTGTATAAGTGATACCGGTTGCATTTGTACCTACTTTAGTTGCTGTAATTCTGAAGAACTTAGCTCCTGTTACAGATCTTTCAATCTGCTCAGATGTAAATCCAATTTGAGCTTGTTCAGCTATTAAGAATTCTACTGCACCGATAGTCTCATAAGTACCACCAAGAGTGTCACACACTTCTAAAGATAAAGCATAGTTATGGTCAGCATCAAATGTTCCTGCTAAATCAGAAGTGTTGATCACTGCTATATAAGAAGCACTACCAAGATTAAGACCTTTGATCTCTGCTCCTGTACAAGAAGCAGTTGCTGTAACTGCTTCATCCTCTACGATTAGACCTAATAGGTCAAAAGTTTTATTTGCCATCATATCTCCTTAAGATTATGCTGTCGCTGCTGCGTCAGTAATGTTTTTGAGTCTAGATGCTGTTCTTGGTCCAAATATACCCATACCAGAATACCACTCAACTCTTGTTCTGAATGCCGGCTTAGTTTCAAGTTCACCAATGTCACGAACGTCCATACCGCCATTTTCAAGGCCAGATACTTCACCTTCACCAAATGCTACAACATAAATTGAAGTGGTTGATCCAGTTTCTGTAAACCCGAGGATTTCAGTATTGTCATTGTCTTTACCTGCAATAAGGATAGGAATATCATTATACTTTGTCACTTGTCTACCAAAAGCATCAAGATCATAAGTAATGTTTCCACCAACTGCTGCTGTCCTAGCTGCTACTGTAAGTCTTCTACGAACAGACTTACTCATGATCAGATAGTTTGCTCCTTCAACTTCGTCAATAGCTTCATCAAGTTTAGCTAAAGAAAGACCTGCACCAGTTGCATGGTTTTCAATAAGAGCATCACCTTGAATTCTTTTCTGAAGACCATCAAATTCTCTTGGCTCTGATTCACTATCACCTTTAATGAATGTTCTTGACCAAGCTAGTGCTAGGGCTTTAACTTTCATAGCTTCTTGTACTGCTCTTTGTGATGTACCCATTGTATCAACAATGAATTTATCAACATCTAGATCTCCACCTGCGATAGTAAGTGACTCAACTTTTGGATTGATGATACCTGTTGACTCATTAAAGCTTTCATTTACACCCCGAAAACCAATACCAGGTAAAGTCTCTTCAACATTATATTTAAGTGAATTTCCATTAATACCTTCAAAAGGTAAAACTCTAAGAATGTCTGAAGTTTCTGCAAACTTTGTCAAGACACCTGCTTTGTAAACATCACCGCTATTTAATTTTGCGGCTTCAAGTAATGTTAATGCCATTTTTATTCTCTCCCTGCTTTCATCATTTCAGTACCTTTCATCGGTACTTGATCACCTTGACCTGCTACAATAGTTATTGCTGGTGATCCTGATCCTGGGTTAACATCTACCTTAAATAATCCTGCATAATTTGGATCAGTTTTTAATTGATCTATTTTATCAGTAATACCAAGAGGAGTATTGTTTTTCCCATACGCTGTTGTTCCATCGATGTTTTTATAAACGATAGCATCATTTTCAAAGGTAGCACCTTCTCTAACTAGAGCTGAGACAATACCATACATAGCTTCGTTAGCTACATTAGCACCTAAACCAGCATTTGCCAAAGCGTTATCTAATGCCATTGACTGTAATTTGCCTTCATAACCAGTTTTAAGATCGGTATTGTCATTTGTAGCCTTTTCTAATAACCCTTTGAGGTTCTCGATCTCAGCCAATGATTGCTCATCACCTTTACCACCTTTTAAAGCTTTTAAAGCTTCTTTGATAGTTTCTTCATTAACTGCTTCTACTCCGAGTAAGCTTTTGATAAGAGTGTTACCACCTTTATATTTATCACGAGTACCTTTGATTTCATTAATCGTTTTCTCATGATCGTTAATGGTCTGGATATTACTTGTAGTTGTACCTTCAAGTGTATCGATTAGTGCCAGTGCCGCTGCATTGTCTCCGACAAATGCTCTTAGTTGTTCAAACATTTAATTCTCCGAATTTAAAGTGTAAGATAATTATATCATATAATTATTGAAAATTAGATCATAATGTTAATTTAATTATTATAAAGGATAATCATCGCCAAGGATTTTCTTTTCTTTATCAGTTAATTCAGGTATTTCTTTAACTGTAGTATTTAATACACTTGCGATCGTACTAATGGTCATAGTTTTACCAACTACATCAGGAAGGCCACTAATAGTATATGTGCCAGATTGATATGCTTCAAACTTCTTTTTACCAAGTACAGACTTTTGAAATGATTCACTCTGTCTTGAGAACCACTTACTATAAGATTCATCTGGAACTTGACCAAATTGAGAAGCTCTAACACTTACCTCAGATGATTTGGTTAATGGTGCAAAGACTGATCGACAATGAAAGTGTGTATTAATCTCACTTTCAATCTCCTCAATTGATTTTCTATAAACTCTGTTATCATGATTTCTACAGTATTCAGAAGTACGTCCATCAAGTGTAGCTACATATTGATAGCCGGTTATTACACCAGTCTTTTCTAATTGCTTATAAGAAGAGTGCCTAGTAGCTGCTCTAGCCTCTGTAATGGTGGTAAATATGGCATTCTTTA